GCCCGTGTGCACGTTTGGAGACAATTAATCATGTCCGACACGATTACGCTCCGTCTCCCCGCCATGGATGCGCGCATGCTGGCGCATTACCTCCGGATGGCCGCGCGGACGTACGCCGATGGCGCCGAATCGGCGCCGGGCCCCGTGCTCTACTTCCGCCGGATGGACCGCTGGCGCCATGCGGATAAACTGGCCCGGGACGTGGAACGGCAGACGCACGGATAAAAACTGCCGCATCGTCTCGAGGTACCGGGCCCGCTACTCCGCCAGGGTAGACGGGCCCGAACCATGTACGGCCGGCCGCCAGGTGGCACGCCCGGCCCGCCACAATGGCGTAGGATAGGCGACACGCATCGGACGCATGCCGGGCCGGCCCTGGCCCGATCGCCCGCGGTACGCGCGTACAGGGCCCGCCAGCGGGAAAGGGCGAACCTTGGCCACTAAGCGATTGTCGTATCTGACACGGGCCCTGGTACTCCGGCTGCGACAGGCCGAACCGGACCGATCCTTAGCATCGATCGCGGAAGTTGTCGGGTGCTCCGAACCAAGCGTACGCCGCATCGTGCAGGCGCATACGACCGATGCGCGGTCCCTGACACATGATCTGCTCGTGAGCGGGACGATCGATCGCTTGGATGAATGGGCGATCGCGTCCAAATTGGCCAGTCGGAAAGGGTTTCATCATGGCGCCAGGGAATGGCTTGAAGCGGCTGAAGTGATCGATCGCAAGGCGGGCCCGGCCGTCAACGTGGACGCCCGGCCATCGATCGTCGTGAATATCCCGTTTGCCCTTGGTGCTCTACAGGCGGGCCCACCTGGCCCACCTGGCCCGGCCGAACCTGGCCCACCGATCGACGTCCACGATCGGGCCGTTCCTGCCACACGCGACACGGATTGACACGGGCCCGGGCCAGGCGTAGCCTGCCGCTAGTCCGTGTCAGATTGCGTGTCGCCGGCCCGTGTCGCGTAACGGGTCTGCGTCTCCCCATACCGCCAGGTAATGATGGGGATCCAATGCTCGGCGCCCGCATGCGCCCGAGCAAGTGGGGACACACGATACCGCTCCGGACCGCTCCACCTGCAACGCATGCGTCCACCTGGCCCGGCCGGAGGTACGCCGGCCCGCCAGGTTTCCCAACAATCTGAGGGGTTTGGGGAGGACACGTGCTGTACAGGCAGCACAGGCCGTACAGGCAGCATGGGCCCACCTGAGATCCGGGGCAGCCGGGGGCAGCCTATCGCTGCCTGCCCTGCACATGCAGGCGTGGCAGGCAGGCGTGACGTCACGGACCGACACGATCGCCCATGCGTCACAGTTTCCTCGGGAAAACGTAAGGATCTGATAATGGATCCTCTGTTAACACGCTGTAACTTGTTGATTCTATGAGACTTGGGCGAGCCAAGGCCGGTCCGGGCTCGACGGGCGTCGGATCCCCGTAGGGGGCCCGACCGGGGTCGGTCCCGGACGCCACCCCAAAATTTTTACGTCTGCGACGGTTAAGCGGTACGTACAGCGTGTCATGTCGCGTAGCACAATTTGCGGTGTCGGCTAGCTCTGCCTAATCGATCGAGCGTACGGGCGGGTCGGCGCGGAGGCCGGTACTACAGCGGGCGGTGACGATGAGGACGGCGAGGATGACGGCGAGGGCGACGAGGGCCCAGGTGAGGCGGGTCATGGCGTCACGTTGTGCGCGTCGGCTGGTTCGTCGCAAATCAGGCATTCGCCGTTATGGTCGGGCGTGTACGGGTGCCCGGCTGGTTCGGCAGCGGCGCGCATGAGCGCCAGGTCGGCCAGGGTCAGGGCGGCGAGCGCGAACCGCCAGGCGGCGCGCGCCTGATGGGCGATGAGGGCGTGCAGGATCCGCATGTTCACCGGCTCGTCGGCGCGGGCGTTGCGATCGGCCTCCGCACACAGATCGAGGACGTTCCGGCCGTGGAGGGCCGCCAGGCGGGCCAGCGTTTCGGCCGGGTCGCCGCACGCGACGACGGCGGTGGGCGACGGCAGATCGAGCAGCCACGACGCCGGGATCATGACGGGCGGCCCTTTACCTGTTCGGCGGCGCTCAACGCGCGTTTCCGTGTCGGATGCAATTTGTTGCTCCGGCAGTACGGGCACGTGTTGTTCCGACACGCCGGATCGAAGCGTTTCGAGCCGCGATACGGCCGGCGGTGCTCTTTGCCGTGGGCGATTGCTTTATCGTGGCTCATCGGGGCCTTTCGCTTGAACAGCCAGGCGGCGCACGACGGAGCGGGACAGAATCGATTCGGCCTCTAGCGCCCGCCAGATCGCCTGATAGCGCGCGATCGTGGCGGCCTGTTCCTGCACGCGCGATTCGAGCCGCGCGACCTCGGCCTCTAGCGCCGGCACGCGGCGGAGCGCGCGGTGCGCCGCGTCCAGCCAGGACACGCCATCGGGATCGGGGGTGCTCTCTGGGTCGGTGTCGCTCATGACCAACTCAGCGATGAGGCAGCCGGCGCACCAGCGGCTCGGGTCGTCTGGATGCGCCTCGCGGCACGAGGTCGCGCGGCCGTTCCCCTGCGGGTCGCACGACGTCATCTGCGGGTGAGCGGCGGCGGTGAGTAGCGCGGGTCTGTTCATGGTGTCTCCTTCTCGGGCTGCACACGGCGGAGGGCGGCGAGGATCTCAACCGTCCTAGCGTCGGTGGCCTCATCCCACGCTTTCCAATCCGAGCCGCTGATGACCTTGCCGAACTTCGGGTCATCCTCAAAGGGCATCGTGACGTGCCGCTGCACGATGTGCTTTCGCAGCGTGCGCGCCAGCGCCTCCACGTCCACCGGCTCCCGGCTCGGCTCGGGGGCGGCTGGCTGGATCTGCTCGATGCGGTCGAACTTCTTCATCGCTTTGTCTCCTGCGCCTCGCTCCCCGGCTCCACGATCAACCGCGCAAGGATCTGCACCAACGCCCGATCGGTGGCGCTAAAGACGGTCGCCGGATGTTTCGACTGCCAACGGCGCAGCACGCGCGGCCACCGGGGCGGGATCGGGTTTTCCGGGGCGCGCCCGCACGCGATCAAAAACGCATTGAGCGGCGTCTCGCGCATCATCGCCTCCGAAAGAAAAACGAGCGGTCAGGCGGGCGGGTAACACCGATCGTGGTGCAGCGGTCGCAATAATTCGCGACATACGAGCCCGATTGCGCGTAGACGAGTCGCCCGCCACACGCGCACCTGGCCGGGAGTTTATGGGCGCGGCGGATCGCGGCACTCGCCGCCGCCTCGGCTCGCGTGACGCGCATCGTCGCCTCCCTCTCAAAAACTGGTGCGCCCGGCCGGGATCGAACCGGCGACACCCCGGTTAAAAGCCGGGTGCTCTACCAACTGAGCTACGGGCGCGCGTAACCACAATTTTTTACCACGAAAGGCGGCGCCATGTCCGACCCGTTTGCCGTCACGGTCGGCGGCGCCGTCGTCTATGAACCGTTCGACAAGCAGCGCGAATTCCACTCGTCGCGCGCCCGGTATCGCCTGTTCGGCGGCAGCAAAGGGTGCGGGAAAAGCCTGGCCGTGCGGTGGGATCACCACCTGTTCTGTTTGAGCGTGCCCGGCGCGCAAACGCTCATCGTGCGCCGCAAGCTGACCGAACTCCAACGCAGCCACCTCCGCTATATCCCGAAAGACATGCAAGCGATGGGCGGCGAGGCCGTGGGCTTTCGCTGGCGCCCGTCGGAGGTCGGCGCGGGCGTCCTCTACTACCCCAACGGCTCGCTGACCGAATTCGGCCACGTCCAGCACGAGGACGATGTGGAGACGTACCTCTCCGCCGCCTACGAACGGATCAGTCAAGACGAACTGGTCACGTTCACCGAGTACCAGCACCTCATGTTGTGCTCGTGTCTCCGCACGACGATCCCCGGCGTGACGCCGCAATTTGGCGCCGCCACCAACCCCGGCGGCCCCCAAGCGCAATGGGTCAAACGGCGGTGGATCGATCAGGACGTCACCGCCGACGAGGACGAGGTGTACGACGCCGCCGACTACCACTACATTCCGGCGCTGCCGAAGGACAACCCTCACCTCAACTGGATCGAGTACGAGCGCGAACTCCGACGGCTGCCGCCGGAAATGCGCCGCGCCTACTTGGAGGGCG